ATTGCCCAGTTTGTAGAGGGCGAGGGTTCCGAGTAAATGGCAATCCTATCAGCAGACATGGCGGGGTTCTTCGACAGACTCCCGCAAGGAGACTTTGGCCATCATACCTTTATTGCCCGACTTACCCTCCGTGCCGCCATGCACCAATCCGACTTCGAGAAGGCTCACGATTATTGCATCGAGGTAGCAAAGGAATTTACCCGCCGACCACTCCAGCCTAACGAGATCCGCAATGCATTAACCGGTGCGTATCAAATCCTTTCAGGCGAGAAGATTATCAGCCCATCGAAGAAAGTATCAATTGATACCGGAATCTCAACAAACGCAAAAGGCAAGCCCGAGGATCTCGAAATGCTTCAACTGCGCTCCTCCGCCATTCCTTTGAATGCCGAGGAGGCGGTTTCCAAGCTATTCCGACCCGACCAATGGATAAACATCCAAGCGGATAAATTTAATACCATGATCAAGTCAGCGGGCGATTGGGCGATCAGTCAAGGGGTAGGGCAGATGGAATTTATTTCGTACAATCCATTCAAGGATATCGGTCCTCGGGTAAAAGAGAATGCCGGTGAGCGGATGTATCTAGTACATGAGATCGATGACCCGACTTGGACGAAGGCTGATCAGATTGGTCCGGCACTTACCCTCGAATCAATCTGCCCCCTCAAGATGATAGTCGATAGTGGCGGTCAGTCCTTACATTGCTGGTACGATTGGATACCTGGTAAGGCCGAGCAGTTTAAACATATGTCAATGAAGCTCGGAGCCGATCCATCGATCTATAACTCACCCCTCGGATTAGTCCGACTGCCTTGGGGAACTCGTAAGCCAAAGACTGAGAAGGGCGAGAGATTTTCTGCCCAGCAACCTATTCTTTTTTGGCGGGAATGATTAATACTCTTCTTAAAGCAACCATCGTAAGGCGGTTTATTAAGCTTGGGATTTCACCCGTTAAAGCAATGAAGATGGCCGACCGGTTAGCCGAGGGAGATGCTATTGTGCTTGTCAGAAATCACATAAATTTACAGCCCCAAATAATTTTAACACTAATCAAAAATAACATAAAAGATAATGAGACCTGAAACTGACCCATACTACAAAGCACAACTTAAAGCGGTAGAGCTGGAATATATGCTCGATAGCCCGACTGTAACCAATATGCCCAACCGATCAATCGAGGTAAGCAATGCCGATCCAAAGCCACTCCCCGAGATCATGTCGTTTAACCAGTGCATGGACTTTGCCACAAACCCGAAGAACGAGCTTGAAGAGATAATCGAGGGCGTACTGCATGAAGGATGCAAAATGATTATCTCGGGGTCCTCGAAAGCCGGTAAGACTTGGTCGCTGATTAACTTGGCCATCGCCGCATCAAGCGGACTGCCGTGGCTGGGGATGCCGGTTAAGCAGTCGAAGGTTCTATACCTAGACTTCGAGCTTAAGAAGTTCTTTGGTACTGACAGAATCAAGCGGGTAGCCAAGGCAACCTTTAACGGGGAGATTAAGCCCAACCATCACCTTGACTATTGGCCACTCCGCGGTCACCGGGCAGAACTCCTCGACCTCCTGACAAAGATCCGAGCGGATAGGCGGGAATATGATCTGATTATCCTCGATCCATACTACAAACTTGCCACTGGTATAGACGAGAATGATGCCAAGGCAGTAGGCGAAATCGTTAATCTGATCGAGGATTTCTCCGAGGAGACTGGAGCCGCAATAGTATTTGCCCACCACTTCTCCAAAGGGAATAAATCAGAAACCGATCACATCGACCGAGCATCCGGCTCAGGTGTCTTTGCTCGTGATCCCGATGCTATCCTCACCCTTACTTCCCACGAGGAAGAAGAACACCTAGTCCTTGAGGCCACCAATAGAAACTGCCCCTTCTCACCGCCCAAAGTCCTCGAGTTCTCCGCAGAAACCTTTCCACTTTTCATACATCGCCCCGACCTAGAAGCTAAATTCAGAAAGCCAGGGCAGATATCCACCATTCAAAAGAAGATTAATGAGGGCTTATGCGAGAAGTTTCTAGAGCTGTTAAAAGATAAGCCGATTGCCGGAAGAAACGAGATAATGGAATTACTTCAAGCTCAAACCAATAATAATATCGATGGTCATGTTTTTAAGAAAATATTATCGATGACTAAGGATCAAATTGAGGTCGAAAAAGGTGGTCCGAATAACAAAACTATCTACAGTTTGAAGCTAAAACTGAAAGGAGAATAGGTTAACTTTATTGTCGGAAGAGTGGTAGTGCGACCCCTTATAGTATATATGCACTACTACTCTCTAAATAAAAAACAGGCTGTTAAGTAGTTAACCTTCGCACTAATGCTTTGGCCCGTAGCCGGCCCAATAGCTAAAGCTAACGCACCAGTGCGCCAAACCACCTGAAGGCGGCCCGTACCAGGTTAACTACTCCGCCAGCCTACAAGCTCACTCGATTAAAAGATTAAAATGAATCATCAGCTTAACCGATTAACCGGCAGAACAGGTATCACTCGTTCAAGGGATCTATCTGCTAGCCTTAATATAATCGCTCAGATAATACTATACTCGGTATCACTCAGACTAAATTCAATCACAGCAAGGAGGGCATTCGATATAAATCCAATGCCGTCAAGGAGGGCATTCCAAGGAATGGCGGGATTGGCTGTCTTATACCCTAGCGTGGTAGATTATATAGGTTGGAGGCTAAAGACGCTCTGAGCATCCTCTACGAGGCCTTAAGAGGCTATTCTGTCTTACTACCTTCAGCCCACTCGTCAATGATTTGTCCGGCAGATAGATTCTTCTGCTCGGAGATATGCTTAATCTGATCCCTGGTAGCTGGATCGATCATGCAATGAAATTGGACTCGTTTAACTCCTTTGCGGTTTGGAGGTCTGCCTGTTTGGTTCAGGCGTTTTCCACCCCATTGTTTTTTATCGGTCATGCGGCATCCTTATACTTTTCTTGCCATGCTCGTAAAGTTTTAAGTATTCGGTTGGTTTTATTTTTCCGATGCTGGTCCCTTGGAACTCGCTCACCAGTTTCCATATTCCAAACAACTCCATCAATCTTTTTCTCCCAAGGAGATTCTTTCATCCATCTAATAAGAGGCATATGGCCTTTTCTGTGGCTGACCCCATCAATGTCCCAATTATCGGCTAAAAGGCTACTACAAGCCTCATAGGGCTTTGTATAGGTAAATACGACCTTAGCCCCCATGCAGAAACAAGCCATCGATGCTTTACCGAGTAAAAAGGATGCCAGGTTCTTAGTTCCATCGGTGCAGACTCTTCGGATCTCCATATGGTCATGCCGGTTAGCCCAAGAACTGGAGCAATTATCGACTGTGGCTATACCTTTAATACCTAATTCGGTTTTTACTCCGATGCTGAACCGATGTCGCTTTAAAGGTTTAGAGTGCCGATGATGCTCGGCCACGAAGGACTGAGCTTCAGCGAGCTTAAGGGGAACGAATAAGTGGTTGAAGTTCATTATTTAACCCCCTCTATTTTCTTTAGTTCGTTAATAACTAGCATACTAGCAATGTCCTTAATTGCTTTAGAGTCATGCCCCAAAGCTCCGCTTGGTGAGACTGAAAGAAATACTTTGGCCTCATCCAAGTAAGGTTTGAGAGCTTCATCTGATTCCCATTGTTTTATACTTAATTTCATCAATATTTCCTTCATTATTTAACCTCCTGTAGTTTCTTTAGTTCGTTAATACCTTTTTCGGTTAGAGTTATAATCCGGCCTTTTCTTAAAGTTGTAAGCTCCAAGTTGTGCAAAACAATCGCATCTAAAAGCTCTGTGCTATTTAAGCGGCCAAGCTGAATTTTTTTCTGAGAATATCTTTTAAGTAATTTAATAATGTTCATGCTCTTAATCTAGCTTATCTATACAGGAAAGCAAGATAAACTTTTACACTTTCAATAAAATAAAATTTAAACTGCTAATGGTCAGCAGTTTGCGTAGTGAAAATATTTAGCCTATAACGACTTGATTTGTCGTTTCAATCCAAACTCTAGCTCCACAAGACAGAGGTTTGTCCGGCGAATAGACAATCTTGCAAGCCTCAGTACCCTCTTTATCCATCACGCTAACAGAGTGGGCATAGGTATTATCCTTATAAGTCTTGCAAGTGATAACAGGCTTCCGTTCGCCAGTCTTTTGATTAGAGCGGATTTTATGCTGGTTAATATGAATTATCTTTTTCATACATCAGTAACCTCAGCATCAATAACTTTTTCATCCTTCAAATTGGCAAGCTCGGCTCGGATCTCATCCAAGCTAAGAGATTTCTTCACCTCGATGGTCTGAGTAGGCTCACCTTCGTACTGGCGATGCTTGTCAATTAAGATGCCGGTAGCGATTGGTAGGACTCCTGATGGGATTTCATCATCGTTAAGCTTCGTTATAAGCTTTTCTACCGCAAGATGGGTAGCAGTTCCAATTAAGGCTCGAAGATGCTTCTTAGATTCCTTTAGCGTATCACCCT